CTTAGGGTTAATCTTTTTACCCTTCCACTTCTCACCATAACCACAAGTCTCTTTCCTTGCATATTGTTTTACATGAACCATCTCGTGACAGATAGTGGTTACAAGGTCTTTCAAAGTAAGATTGTTTGCAACCTCAATCGTAAACTCACGATTGGTATCTTCCATCATACACCAACCAACAGCATCACCTGTTAGTTTCTTAATCTGTACTTCAATTTCTAGGGTTTTCATCTTAGGCATAAGAGCCTTAATCATCTGGGTAACTACAGTTTCAGCGATATGTCTCTGAAACTTGTTTCCACCGTTGACTTCAATATAATTCATGCGAATCACCTCTCTTATTACTCTTATATGCTATCAAAACAAACTATATTTGTCAATAGCTTTTTTGAAAAAAAATCCCCTGATTTCTCAGGGGATTTGAAAGTTGGGGGATAGTGAGAGAGTTTTGAGAGAGAGGAGTCAATAACCCCCAACTGTTATATGCTACTAAAAATTAGTCATTTTGTCAACACATTTTTAGTGCAGATTGTGTAGTTTCATTTACCCTTCTTGTCCATCCTCTACCGAATGTCTTGAAGGTTTTCAACTTCTCATAATACCTCTGACGGTTTGCTTGATAGTTCTCTATGGTTTCATTAAGTCCATGAAGAGAAACATATTCATCAAGCGCTCTTAAAGTATTTGGGCCGATGCCACCATCTGCAACAGTGCCTATCATACGTTGTAGGTATTTTGCACTGCGTCCTGTACCAGCGTTTACTCCGAAATCGAATACGCAAAGGTCAAGCCCAGATGGAATATCGTCACATTTTAGACGCCCCCAATAGTTTTTCTCATAGATAGGTGCAACATCTTCTTTAGTAAGATTCTGCATCGTATGTTCTGATACTGCATAACCAACCCAATCTTCGTAAACTCTTTTAGTTACTCCTAGATTTGTCATGCCGCCAGGATCTTCTGGATGATTAACATAACCGCCCTCATGGTGAAGAATAATGTCCAAACAATTTTGATAATTTTCTTTCATTAGTTTTCCTTTAAATATTGGTCGTTCCAACCAAATGCTTCTTTAACTACATTATCAGACAGTCCTTTATAAACTTGATGTAGTTTTTTATCCTTGGCGTCAACTATAAGTTGGGCCTCGGTAAAATGTAACCCCTCCAAAAGTTGGATAAAGAGATTTTCTTTTTTAAACTGTGGTAGTGTATCGTCACCCCCTTTAATAAATCTGTACAGTTTTTTTGCTTCTCTTCTCAGAATAGTATGTTCTGTACCTTCTTCGGCTTCGTTCTTTTTATAAGGAACTTCACCTTCTGGCATTACCCACTCAATGTTAGGGTCAAAAGAAGATTTAATTACCATCCTTAGAGCGTCTGAATCATTCTCTTTTAGGATTGCAATCTTCTTATCCTTTGTCTTTGCGTTATGCACTTTCTTCAATACCTCTGAAAGAAGAGGTGTATATGTTTTAGTCATCTTAAAAGTCTCCAATGTCATTCATAAGATTTTTTAATCTCTTTGATATGAAATAATTTAGTAGTTTTGATCTCTCACCGATTGGTGGTTTTAGATATTCTAGTAATATCTCTTCCTTCAAAACATTGGGAATACATTCCAAATCAATTAATGTTTTGTTGCGTTGATAATTCCTCATCATTTCTTCTGTACAGAAATCTTCTGGTTTAAGGTCAACCCAAACTGAGATTTTCTTTTTGGCCAGTGGTTTCTGTCGCAACTCGTTTATAAATGTATCGTCAGAAGATAGGAAGTTAGGTATACCATCACTTCTATCACCCTTCAATATATGTTCTCTAATATATAGGTGGGGGTCTTGTCCGTTCAAAAACTTCTTTAGTACAGGTGAAAATTGTTTTACAAAGTTGTGTTTTTGCAACTGAATGAAATCTTTATCACCAGATAGAATTAGACACTGTTCATATGCAGTAGGTGTTTTAGAAACATAATCAACTACAGTTGCAATACAATCATCTGCCTCTGCACCCTCAACTTCTAATACTTTGTATGGGAAGTTTTCCTTAATTTCATCACGAATATTATTCAGTGTTTCAAATATTAGATTCCAATCTAGTCCAGAAGCCTCTCTGTCCTTTTTACGATTAGATTTGTAATTAGGAAAATAATCTCTTCTCCAATACTTTTTGCTATCATAACAAAGAACAAGTTCTCCATACTCTGCACTAAACCTAGAACGATACATTCTAAGTGAGTTCAAAACCATATGTCGAACTAAATTCTCATCTACATCATTTTGTCTTTTAGAACCTATCTGCATCATTAGATTACTGATGCATACTTGGTTCATATCAATCAATATCATAACTTACTCTTTTTCATCTCCCTTAATATCCTCAACGACATCTTTAACTAAATCTAAATCGAATTCAGTATATAGTCCTTGAGTTTCATCATAGTCTGAAAGTACAAAAAGGTTTACAAGCTCTTGCATAGGATGTTTTACACCCATGTCTCTATAGATAGTTGACTTTACAACTTCTATCAGGAAACCAATGTCTTTGATGAATTCTGTATTATTTGTATCTACTCCATTTTCATGTAGATTGTGAATCATATTCACAACCAGGCCTTCAGTTAGGTGTTCTGCAAATTTTAAATCTGTATGAAGTTTTATTGCAGTATCAGTTATCTTCACATCTTTGTGAGTTTTCATTTTATTAGGGAACTGAATAATTTTTCCGTTATCATTAGTCATCTTCCATTTCCCTTGTCCATACACATCCAATATCTGGATACCAAAAACCAACACTTCTTTTAGGTGTTCCATCTGGATTATATGCCATAGTTAGAACACGCCACTTCACTTTGTTTTGTTGGTGTTCACCCCAAAAATCATCACAGTAATCACCATCCCTTAGATACCTCTGTAGGTTTCTTATATATCCTTCATGCGAAGCGACACGAGCCTCTGCACCCTTTACCTTACGTCTAATATCACTTCTTGCAACAGATAATAGTTCTTTCTGTGTCTTAATCCATCTCTGAACATTTTTCATAGACAAGGGATTATCCTCTGGTAGTGCAACTACTGTTGGATGAATGTTTGTATATTTTGGTGGGTTCTCTTTGGCACGTTTCTCTCGTGCAATTGCAAGACGTTCTGCGGCAGCTGCCTTTTGTTCAGCGCTCATCGGTTTACGTCTTTTTCGTGGTTTCGGTAGGGTTGAGTTAGTCTCCACTTTAGCACGCCGTGCCATTTTATCACCTCATTTAATAACCAAGTTCTTCTTGTCTCTTCAACATTTTACGTTTGTATCTACGAGTTGCAGCGGCCTTTGCCTTTCTACGCTTCGTTCCTCTACTCTCGTAATATGTACGTTCTCTCAGTTCTTGAAAGACACCTTCTTTGATAAGTTTCTTTTTAAGAACTCTTAACGCACCATTCACATCACCGTTACGAACTGTAACAGTCATACCACCAAGTGGTTTTTCTTGTTTTCTTCTGTTCCTTTTAAAGTTATTTTTATAGTACATTATTTCCTCAATAGTTGGCCTGTCCGGCAGGACTCGAACCTGCGACCCACGGCTTAGAAGGCCGTTGCTCTAATCCAGCTGAGCTACGGACAGATTCGCTCAACTGATTTATTTCTGGAATCTGAGTTTGTATTGTTTGCCCTCATGGTAGAAAGTTACTACACTATGAGAATATACAGTTACAGCTTCCTCATTATAACGAGTTTGCACATTACATACTCGTTGTGTACCACCTGTTGCAGTACTACTATTATGTCCAAGGATACCACCAAGAAGGGCGCCTACGGCACCACCATTCTCGACATTCTTAGTTACGTTATTACCAATGATACCACCGATAATCGCACCTTTTAACATATCACCAGACTTATCTCCACTTACAGTTTGGTTAGTACAAACCTCTACATTGTAGGGAACACGATTAATAACTGTCTTAGTGAAATCTTGAACTGTCTCTGCAACTGCTGATGTAGATACACCAATCATTGCAAGTGTCATTAAAGTTTTCTTCACTTTTTTACTCCGTTACTTCCATTACGAATTTACCTGTTCCAAATAGTTCATAACCACCTTTGCATTCAGTGATTTTTACTATTGTCTCCAAGGTATAACACATTTCTTTTGCGGCCACTACCGCCTCTGTTAAAGTTTTGTAGATCACAACATTATTTACCTTTCCTTAAAACTTCACATTACTTTATATGCTACCAGACCTTCTGGTATTTGTCAAGAGGCAAAATTTCTTTTTCGCCTGTTTCTTTATCGACCTCTACTTTAATCATGTTGTTCTTTTCCAACTGATTCAAAGTATGTTCGATAATATGCTCAATCTTTTCTTTCTTACCTTGGTGTTTACCGTAGTAGAAAAAGGCGGCAAGTATAGGTGTCGCCACCATTGAAAATTCTAATCCTGTCATTTAACGCTCCAATATGACGAACTGTCCAAAGTATTTATCAAATGTCTGAACAAGGTGTTCGTAGTCACCTAGTTTCATTTCTTCAATCATACCATCAATCGCCAACTTAGAGTAACCAAGTTGTTTACCAAAATTCATTGCATGGCCCATGAGAGCAAATGCATTCCCATCAGGCCCTGTCAAATCTAAAACTATTTCGCCGTTAGGCTGCTTGTTGCGTATCATCTGCAAACTCCTTCTCAAATGCAGTTACGATTGCTTTCTTCTCAGCAATCAACTTCTCAACTGAATGCAGTGCCATCCTCTTTTCATCAGATGCACCTTCAGTCATCGCAATCACAAGATTCTCAAGAACCTCAATATCATGTAAAACGTCTACCATCACACGGCCTCCAAAAGTTGTTCTGCCTCTTCAGGCGTTGCATAATAATCTGTGTACCTATCGAAAGGCACAACCATTCCCCCACAATCTGGGTCTTTACAAACTGCACCGACATACCACCCAGCGGCAGATGCCATCACAATATTTTCAGATACAGGCATTACTGTACCCCACACATCACAATCAGTGAATTTGATTTCTTCAATTTTCTTTTGTAGTTTCATAACGATTTACCTCTCTCAAAAAATGGTGCCTGGCTTTTACTCTGGTCGCATCAGTGCCTCCACACTAGTCAGGACTTTTAGCTAGTGTGACCCCATGTCACCTTGTGGAGGCATA